GTGGTGCATTCTACGGCAAATGCAAAGCACTAGCAGTATTTAATGAGGCTTTAAGTGATAGCGAACTAACACAACTAACAACGTAATGAGTTTAAGATTAACAGAAATATGCTACCCAGAGGTAAAAAGTTACTACATCGTATGGAACGATAGCGAGGCGATAGTATCGTATGGAGTGCTAGAAACCTATCAATGCTTAGAGACTAAGTGGGACAATGTAGACTTATATACTAAGGAAATAGATTGGATAAACATATTAATAGATAACGGTATTAACCCTTTTCCAGAGCAATGATAGTTTCAGCGCAAATAGATGAGAAAGAGCTAAATTCTTTAATTAAGGACTTAGAGAAACTTAATATGTCTGAAAGTAAAAACAAGACACTATTGAGACAAGGTATGCGTAAAGCTGCTAAGCCTATTTTACAAGAGCTTAAATCTATTGTGCCAGTTGAAACTAAACAACTTAAAAAGTCTTTAGCTATAATCAACGGAAAGAATGTAAAAGGTAAGCCACCTACAGTATATGTTGGACCAAGAGTAACTAAGTCATTTGCTACTAAAGAAAAGTCTGGATTTTACTTCTACTTCTTAGAGTATGGATTTAGAGGAATACCAGGACTAAGAATGTTAGATAAGACTGCTGCTAGTAAAGGTAATACAGCTATAAACGGTGTAATAGGAGAAATAAAAAAACTCATTGACAAAAGAATGAAGTAATGGAGATAGGAAAAGTAATATATAATATTTTAAGCAACGATTCAAATGTTGCTCCTTTAGTTACTACAAGTGGCAACTTGAGAATCTTTCCTAGTCGTTACAATTTCCCTACAGACGTTAAGTTACCATACATTACTTATCAGATGTTTGCAGATGAGCCTAACAACACTAAGAACGGAGTAAGTACTTATGACTATGTTAGAGTACAGATAAGCATTTATCACAATAGCTACGCTGATATGGTAACTCTAGCTGGTCACGTTAGAACAGCTCTAGACTACGTTAGTGGCACTTATAGTGGTGTAGTAGTAGATAAGATATTTTACCAAGACCAGAACGAGCTTTATGATGATTCTGCTGGTTCTATTGGTCTATATGGTATAGCACAAGATTACAGATTTAACATAAATAGATAAATATGGAAACCTATAAAGTAAAGATAAAAAAGAACATTGAATGTAGAGGAGTAGAATATGTAGAAGGCGAATCTTACAAAGTAGTAAGAGCCGTTTTTAACTTCTTACAGCATAACGATGCAATAGATACAACAAAGAAAAAATCTAAGAAGAAGGAAACTTCTGAAGATTTAGATATTAGCTAATTATAAATTTAAAATTAAAAGAAAATGGCAATTTTTAACGGAACGGATTTAATCCTAAAGGTGTCTCCTAGTAGTACTGCTGGTACTCCAGATACACCAGTAAAGTTGATGCATTCTCAAAATGTATCATTAAGTATGAATGTAGATACAATAGACATCTCAACAAAAGACTCTGCTGGTTGGAGAGATTTGTTAGGTGGACAAAAATCTTTTAGCCTTAGTGCTGATGGTCTTATGGACTTTGAAGCTGCTGCTGGAGATACTGATGTAGCTGAATTATTTGAACAAATGTTTGACAGAGACGATGTTTCTTTTGTATTTGGTTTGAGTGATGCTGCTGGTTATACTATAAGTGGTAACGGCTACCTTACTAGTTTAGAAATTTCTGGAGGTACAGAAGATGCTCCAACTTACTCTTGCTCAATAGAGGGAACTGGAGCTTTAACTAAGGCATAATAATTTCTTTGTTGGTTGGGGTATGAGCTTAGGCTCTGCTCCAACTGACAATAACTTAAACTAACAAAGATATGTACGAAGTAGTTATAATAAACGGAAAGGATTACCCAGTAAGATTCGGAATGAACTCGTTGAGATTGTTCTGTAAAGATACTGGAAGAAGTTTAGCTGACTTAGATAAGCTAGGAGATGGTATGAGCTTAGATGATGCTTGTTATCTAATCCTAAACGGAATAAAAGACGGCTCTAGAGTGAGTGGTCAAGAATGTTCTTTAAATGTTGATGATGTCGCAGACTTGCTAGACGAAGATTTTGACGCACTAAATAAAGTGCTAGAGATATTCTCTAATCAATTCTCTGCTAAATTTGAAACGGAGGGAAACGACAAAGCCACGAAGAAAGTGGCAAAGAAGAAGAAGTAACTTGGGATAAGTTAGAAGCTATAGGTTATGGCTTCGGATTACTACCTAAAGACTTTTGGAGTTTAACTTTCCACGAGTTTCTGTGTATGCAGAAAGGCGTAAACGATAGAGTAGAGAAAGAACAGCAATGGGAGTGGGAGAGAGTGCGATGGTTGGCTTGTGTTAATTTACAGCCACATACTAAGAAAGGACAAAACCTAACTCCTCAAAAGCTGATGAAGTTTGAATGGGAGAAAAAGAAAGTTAAAACCGACATCGAGAAACAAAAGAAAAGAGCAGAATATATTAAAAAGAAATACGAATTGCTAAATAAAGACAATGGCACAGAAAACTCTTAGCGTAAAATTAACATTAAACGACAAGCAATTTATGACTGGTTTGAGGAAAGCATCCTCAACTATGAAAAAGTTTGGACGTAATTTACAAAGGACTGGTCAAAATTTAACTCGTAATTTAACTCTACCAGTTGTTGCTTTTGGTGCAGCTAGTGTTAAGGCTTTTGATGACCAAGTAAAAGCTGAAACAAAACTAAGAACTGCTTTAGGTGGTAATGCTGAAGCATACTCTAGACTTGTAAACCAAGCAAAAGAATTACAAAAAGTTACTTTGTTTGGCGATGAGGCTACTATAGAGGCACAATCTTTTCTAGCACAGTTAGGATTAAATGAGGAAGCTATATTTAGACTAACTCCATTAATTCAAGACTTTGCATCTGCACAAGGTATTAAATTAACAGATGCTGCTAAATTAGTTGCTAAGTCAGTAGGCTCTAGTACTAACGCATTGAGTCGTTATGGTATTTCTATAAGTGGTGCTGTAGGCAGTCAAGACAGATTAGAAAGTGCAGTTAACGCTTTATCTACTGCATTTGGTGGTCAAGCTGAAGCAATAGCAAAGGAAGGTTTAGGACCACTTACACAGCTAAAAAATCAATTAGGAGATGTTGCTGAAGAATTTGGTAAAATAGTACTAGAAAATATAGAGCCTTTCAAAAACTCTTTACAAGGTTTAGCTGATAGGCTATCTAATTTAACTGACACACAAAAGAAAAATATAGTAGAATTTTCTAAGTATGCTTTAATAATTGGTCCTTTAATTTTTATACTAGGACAATTAGCTATAAGTATTGGAGCGATAGCTAAGTCTATAAGATTACTATCGGCTGCACTTGTTAGAAGTCCAATAGGAGCATTTTTAACTATATTAAGTTTAGCTACTGCTGCTTTAGTTGCTTTTGGTTTAGAATCTAAAGAGTTTAGTTCTTATCAAGAAGATATGAAAAAATCTACTGAAGATACTAATAAAGAACTATCTACTCAAGAGAAACTTGTTACAGAATTAAACGAGGCAACAAAAACATCTGCTGAAAAAGATTTAGATAAAATAAACACATTAAAAGACAAGATAAAAAGTTTAGAAAATGAAAATAAAAACTTTCAAAACTTAATTGATACACATAAGTTATCAAATCAAATAGATGAAGATTATATAAAGTCTATAGAAAAAACTATTGATGCTAATAATAATGAAATAAAATCAATAGAAGATTCAATAAAAGGATTTAAGGACTATAAGAATGAAGTTAGAAGTTTAACTTTTGGAGAGTTATTAGACTTAGAAACTAGAGTGAATGATATTGCTGATGCTATTGCTGACGCAAATTTAGCTGATGCTTCTAGAGTATTTGGAGATATATCTGATGAGGATTTTTCATTAATGGAAGAACCAGAAGAACTTGAAGAAATGTCTTTTGATACTGCTAAAGTAGTTGAAAGATTTAATCAATTACAAGATGTGACTAAAGATGTTCAACAAACATTTGGTTCTTTTGGTAATGTTTTAGAGGGTGTATTTGCTCAAGCCTTACAAAGTACAGATGGTTTCTTTACAACTTTTGTAGATGGTGCAAAACAAGCATTTAATGCACTAATGGCACAACTAGCAGCTATGATAGCAATGAAAGCAATATTGTCTGCTTTAGGTTTAGGAAGTTTTGCAGAAGCTGGAACTGGTATTGGAGATTTTATAGGTGGCTTAGTAGTACCATCTTTTAAAACTGGTGGAATTGTAAGTGGACCGACTATAGGACTTATGGGAGAATACGCTGGAGCAAGAACTAATCCAGAAGTCATCGCTCCATTAGATAAACTAAAATCTATGATAGGAACAAACGGAGGCTCTACAGAAGTCTTTGGTGTAATAAGTGGAGCTGATATATTACTAAGCTCAGATAGAGCACAAGCAAATAGAAATAGAACAAGAGGTTACTAATGAGCAGAGAAAAGAAATTTGAGTTAAGTTTACAGAGTGACAATGGCACTTATTATAGATTAGACGTTTATAACAACAACGCTATTTCATCGACTACTTATACTCCTAAGTTAGGTGCTGATGGTTTTACTTTGACCTATCAGACTGACAATGATAATCGTTTTACTGGTCTTATTCCAAGCGAAGTCACATTTGATATATTAGTTACAGAAGATGGAGAACAAGCAGTAGTTAACGATATTAGAGGCTCTGTTTATGGTGGCTTTGATATTGCAATATATAAAAGTACTGACGATGTTACCTATGACCTTTATTGGGCTGGTTTATTATTGAACGATATATCTCCAGAACAAGACATCTCAAGACCAACTAGAATTAAATTAACTGCTGTATGTGGTTTAGCTCCTTTAAGAGATATAGACTTCAATGTTGATACTGGTTATAGTACACCATCAAGTTTTCAGACTTTAAATTATTTTGTAAATATATTCAACAATCAAATAGGCTTACAAGATTATTACTGGTCTTTAACAGATACATATATTACAACTTCCGTAGATTGGACTACGGACACTATGACAAGTATAGTATCTAGAGACCCATTAGTAGCTAGTAGGTTTAACTTTATGGCATACGTAGAAATAAATGAAGATGGCTCTAAAAAGTTCAAAAGTTCTTTTGAGTTATTAGATAACGTATGTAAGGCTTGGGGAATGAGATGCTTTTTCTCAGATGGTAGATGGCATTTAATTCAAGTTAATAATTACGATAATTGGAAAGCACCAAACACTCACTATATTAGAAATTTTAGTAAAGTTTATAACTCATCTAATGCTGGAGCATCT